TTAGTTACCCTTCAGCATGGCAGCCTTAAGAGTTCGCCACGCATAAGCTGCAGCCAAGCTGACCACTCCGTTACCGGCCGCATCGGATCGGTCCATCCGATTTTCCAGCCCATCACCCAGTCCGAAAAATTCGGGTTGAAGGTCAGGTCTCCTGTCGAGGATCTCGGCCCAGCTTGCAAACTGATGTGGAGCGGGTGCGAAGACTGGAACCTGAACGTCCGTGTTGGCGTCGCCCCGCAGGCTTTCATCAAAAGCCAGATGTGCGTCCAGAGGCGCGCCACCTTTCCCAGAGCAACCTGCGAGCCCGTTTGAGTGGGGTCGTCCCTGAACTTCATCCCGGCCGACGAAAGCTCCAGTTCGATCCGGTTGCAGTATAGCGACTTTGTCGGCGTGGGCCATAATGAAGACGCGTCTCCGAATCTGGCTCGCGCCACATTCGAGCGCGCTGAACAAGCCCGCTTTAACTCTGAAACCCATTGATCGAAGGTCGCCGATGACAGTGGAGGCTCCCAACGACAAGTGACCTTCGACATTCTCGAAGAAGCACCATTCCGGTTCGACCTCGGAGACGATGCGTCGGATGCTAGGCCAAAGATGGCGGGGGTCGTCTTCTCCTTTTCGCAAGCCGGAAAAGGAGAATGGTTGGCATGGATATCCTCCAGTGACGAGATGAACCTTTCTACGCCAAGGCACGCCGTCGAAGGTGGTAACATCGTCCCAAACAGGAGCGTTATCCAAGGCCGCGTCAGCCATCCTCGCCACGAGGGTGGCCGCTGGGAAAACTTCCCGCTCAACGTAGCAGACAGTACGATATCCGGGTTCTGCGATATGGAGGCCGACCTCCAGTCCTCCAACGCCAGCGCAGAGGGCAAGTCCGTTAAGCCTATCATTTCTCTGGGAATATAAAGCCACACGAGTTTCTCCAATTAGGTCGCTCTCGGCGATCTTGTGAAGGGCTCATTGGCCTCAGATGATTCATGGTGCCGCAACGACGGCATTTGATCTTGATAACAGCGCGAATCGCCTCTGCTTGGAAAAGCAAAGCGCCGCACTGGCAGCGTATATTCTCCATTTTTTAACCAGACGTAATCCACAACCCAGTCGGCCCCTCGGGGCCACAGGTGCGGAGGTTATCCTTGGTCGCTTCCGGGCGGGTTCGGTCGCCAAACTTCATCCCGCCTCCGGCCTTCGGGCCGGCACCTGGTACTTTCCGATTGCTGTCGCCGTCGGCGACCACATTTTGTTTAAGATCGAACCCACCGGCTATTTCCGGCGTAATCCGCCGGCAGCGGGTCCATTGATAGAAGCGTGCGCTGCGCAGCCAGCACCGCGCCGGCAGCTGCGGCAAAGGCATCAGCCTTCGCGAGCACGGTTGAGGCCATCTGAGCGACCGGAACTTGATCTGCGGCGGCAAGAATAGAGAGTAGCGGCGCATCTGCGCTCGCATCCGCAATGATTGCTTTTGCTTCGGTGACCTGTTGCGACCAAGTCTCCCGCTCTTCCTGAGAATATGGGGAGCCAATCAGTGCAAGGCGGCGGGCGCCTTCAGCGCGGATCATCTCGGAGGTGATAGCCTCAGCGTAGGGCGCTGTCTTATTGCCGGCCGCAACCCATTCAAGATACAGGCCGTAGTCGCGATTTCCCGGATCTGCAGGTATAACAGCGCCATCGTCAATACGAATTATCCAGCCCATTCGATCAAGCTTATATGTCATGTTTTAGAGTTCCGCGTTGAGAGAAATGTTGCCCACCCATGTGTTCGAACTTCCGCTCGGCGACGACAAATATGCGTTGAACGAGTCGACGTATGGGTAGAATGACGGTCCTGTAAACGAACCACTGAATGATGTTCGTGTCGGTACTAGAGCAGGCGTAGCCCTCATCCTCGCCAGATATCGCGTCGATTGATAAGGAGAATATGAAGCAGAACCGGCAAAATCGATAATGTGGGCAAACGATTGGAAATAGCGGAAGCAGTACAGTTCAAGAAGCGAAGGATGAATAGGCGACTGTGGATCGTTCTCGTTGGACGCATCTCCCTCGACAAACGATTCCCACGTAACATCGTAATTGCCAGCTTGGCGCGGTGTTAGAATCTTCGCCACAGCCAAGTAGTCGTTTCCGGCGCTGCCTCTAGACTTTGCCGCGATCGACGGAATAGTGACGACCCAGCAGCGTCGATTTGTCGATGAGTTGTAGATTGTGGTCGGGCTGCTACCAGCGAAGATCATGGTGGTGACGACCTGCGCTGACGGCGAACCGCCCGTGCCAAAGTTCTGAACAATCTCAGCCGCCAGCGTCTCCGCTCCGGCCGGGCCGCTCATCCAGCTCGTAAATGTTGCCAATCCGGATGCGAGAGCATCAACAAACTCTATTCTTTGCTCGATGCGAAGTGTTCCTGTTGTCGGTGCCGACGCGAACGTATGACGCATCGTGGTGCGTGCGTTCATGGCGAAACCGCTGCCAAGTGCCAACAAGTTTTGTGAAACGGTGACGCTCTGGTTCGTGTTGTTGGTCACGTACCAGCGGTCAAAAACGTACGCTGATGACCCGGCCGCAATGGTCGCACTGCCACGCTGAATAAGCTGACCTGATGTATTGAGAAGCTTGTTCCGCTGGCCAGAAAGTGAGCCGCGCGACGCTATGTCCTGCAGTTTCGATAATGCATCAATATTGACGCCATCGGCAAAGACAACCGCTCCGCTGGCCTTCGTGATGCGCATGAATTGGCGCCATGCTGTGCCATCCCAAATCTTGTATGAGAGATAGCCCGCGACAGAGCTATCTGCCCAAATCGTACCGACCAACTTATATGCCGGTGCTGCAGCTCCCTCATGACACGACAATGCGCCATCCAGGCTCCCGTTCAGACGAGCAGCGACATCCGTTCGCGCCGCCGGAGCGGCCGATTGCATTCCCCATATTGCTGGTTGCACCATAATTTTATCCTCTAATGAACTGCGCCGTAGCCCTTGGCCACGTAGTCGAAGGTCCTGACGACCGGTGATCCGGTGGCATCCTTGATGATGATCGAGAAGCCGCTTTCCGATTTCCCGCTGATCTCGGCATATTCGCCGGTCCGAAGGTCTTGAGCGGCAATGCCGAGACCCTGGAGCGCTTTGAATGGCGGGTTGAATGTGATGGCCGCGCCACCGGTGCCAACTGGCAGGTCGTTTCCAGCGACGATGCGATCGGGCATATCGACCACAATGACCAATGAGGATACGACCGGCGTCACGTCAGATTGACCGGATATCAATTTTGCCCGGAATTTGAAGGCGCGACCGGCGACGTGCGAGATTGTCAGAGGCACCCAGTCCGACCATGTGGCCACGCCGGCAGGGTTGTCTTGCGTGAGTGCGACTTCAATGGAGACGTCCCACTTGTTCGCCACATCGCCGAAGAAATCGGAGCCGTCGAAGAAGTCTCCATCGCCAAAAAAGTCGACACTCGATTGAACACCGCCGCCATCAATCTGAGCGCTGATACGAACGGTATAGGTGTCCCCCAGGTCGATCGTGTTGTCGAGGTCGTAGTAACCGGTCGCGAAATATCCGCCATCGCCGAGGAAGAAATCGGTGCCATCGAAGAAATCTGCGTCGCCAAAAAAGTCGCCCTGCACGGTCAAACGCAAGGTCTCACCATCGAAGGACGTGTTTGTTTTCGCGCCGACGAATGCGGTGTCAACGACAGTTTCAACAGCGTTGAAGGCGGTCACCGACGTCACGTCAGACACGATCAACGCAGCATTTTCAGATGGGATCCCGGCAACACTCACTGCCTTGATCAAGTAGGTGCCAGCCATCGTGCCGATCTGCACCTGGCCGCCGGTGACATTTGTCACGAGCACCGTGGCAGTCTGCCATGAAACTCCGGCCCGCAACGAGGAATAACGGATCTCGTAATATCCAGTGATTTCGTCCTGTGTCTGATCCCATTGGAGGATCGAATTATCGCCAGTAACAGATATCCTGAAGTTTGAGACGTCGCCGGGTGCCCCTGCAAAGATGGACGCAGTCGCATTGCCAAAAAGCCAGCCGGACACTTGACCATTCGAGAATATCGCCCGCACCCGGATATCATAGGAGCCGACCGCTACATCGGTCACAGTTGCCTGATGCGTCGTTGTCGTGATTGCAGATGACCACTGATCTGAGCCACGCGGCGCATATTGCAGATAAAAGCGCAAGACCGTGGCGACGTCCGACATGGTCCAGCTGATTGTGAGGGCAGACGATGCGGGGCTGGTGGACCAAACGCTTTCGACCACAGAGAGGTTGGCCGGAGCAACCGCGCCGTAGTCAATCGGTCCTGCGATGCCTGTTGAGAACGCCGGTATTGCGCCCTTGTCGGCCTGCATGATGGCCGGCGCGTCGTCTACGAGTTCAATCTTCGCGGTGAGATCGGCCTGCGCCGTCACCGACTTCACGCGCAGCACAACACTTTCGAGTGTGTTCTCGCCGAAGAGTACAAGATCATCTGCTTCAGGCAGTGCGCCGGAGCCAGCCAGATTGAACGTTCTGAACCCTCCAGCTACACCGACAATCGTCCGCACGATCGACGAGCCGTCCACGAGCCGGAAGCGCATGGAATAGGTTTTGCCGGCCTCCATGATAAAGGTGTCATCGATGGTGACGACGTCCGGCGCGGCCGAGACCCACTTCACGCGCGCCGAGCCAGCGCCCCAGAGCACAGTATCGTGGTTGACGCGAACGCGGTCGCCACGGGTGCAGACCAGGTGCTCGAAGTCCGCGTAGAGCGAGTGGACCTCGCGCTGAAGTCTGAGCTGAGCGATGTGATAGCGGCCATGACGCCAGATCAAGTCTGGTTCTGTTTGACCTTCAAAATTGATGCCTTCCAACTTTGTCGCATTGCCTACAGAATAACCGTCATCATAGACGACGCGTTCATCGAGCTGATAACCGTTCTTCGCATTGATGAACGAGACCCGAAAGCCATGCGGGAGGTCCGCATAGGCCCGCGCCGACTGGAAACCCCAGGAGTTGCGCGGCGAAAAATGCTGGACGATCGGTGAGTTCTCGACATCCCACACGACACCCCATTTTCCATCGCGGATCGACACAGCTGCGCGGCCGGCAGCAGCGATCATCGTTAGCGTGTCATAGACCGACTTGGCCTCAGTCGTGACGTAGTCGAACACGAAGCCATTGGCGACATTATAGGCATGCCAATCCTGAATCGACTGCAGGTCGATCATGCTGTCAGGCACGGGCCGCGCGTTTGCGTCGCCCTGAAGCACATAACGGAAATTGTCGGCCGGGTTCCTGGTATTCTGATCGTCAACCCATGTCGCACCGTTCCAAGCTTTCATGCGCGGCTTTGCGATCATGTTCAGCTTGTCGACCGTGCCGGACAGCGAGTTCGTCGCCTGTATCTTGAGGTCTAGAAGGGTCAGCTTCTTCGGAAAGTTTACGGGCTTCACGGGCCGGCGCCCGCGAACGGCAATCCAGTAGACCGATTCAGAAACTGTATCGCTGCCCGAATAATCGGCGGTGATCTTGCGCACCCGAACGTCATACTGACCGGATGCAACGCTCCAGGCGAGCGTTCGCCTCACGGCCTGCGGTGAGCTGCTGGCGATCGACACGGTACCGGCCGAGACCCATGCACCGCTCGACTTCGCCGCATATTGCACTTCGACGGTCACCGCATAGTTGACGCGGTTGCCGTCGGACTTCTGGTAGCGGTAGACGCCGTTGGGAAACGAAAAATCGACCGAGATCGTCTCAATCTTGTCGGCCGTGGTGCGCACCGTCCAGTCGTCGGTGCTCTGCAGCAACACAGACACGCTCTCTTCATAGACGGGTGCCGTATACAGCGTCAGAGCTTGCGACGTGCTGTCGGTGATGATTTCGACCTGTGCACCTTCGAACTTCGAAATTGGCGTCTCACCGATCTTAATATCCGAGACGTCGATCGTGCCGTAACCGATGACAAAGAGCATCCGCAGATACTGATCGTCACCCGAGATCTCCGTATATTCACGCGCGCCATAGGGTGGCGAAATCCGGTGTGTCCCGAAAATGACCGGGATCGCTCCATAACGTTGAGCGGAATTCTGGCCTCCGGCAATCGAATAGAGTGTCCGTGTGCTGTCACTTTGGCCGAGGCTATTGGTCGGCGCGGAGTTTGAGACAGGAAAAAGCGCATTGATGGCAAGTGATCCGGCGACCGAAAGGCCGACGCCGATCGCGCCGGTAATCGCCGTCGCGATGACCGTGCCGCCGACGCCGAGTATTGAAATAATCGGGGCTGCAAGGATAGGCGCAAGGAACACTGCCGCGATGGAGACGACGACGCCCAGGATCGCCCGAAAGGCATTTTGACCCGGAATAACGACAATATTGACGGTCGCGCCTGGCTTGACACGGACGCGATGCCAGCGGCTCCGCTCAACCGGATGACCGGAGATCGTCACATACATCGCGCGACTGATATGGAGACCGTGGAGATCGCGGGCCAGTTCGACGATCTCGGCCAGCGTGAGACCAACCGGCGCTATGAAATGCTCGCGCTCTGTCCGGAGTGGCGAACGCCGAAGCCAAACGTCAACGCCGGCGCCGGGCTCTATAATCTCCACTTGACTAAGGTTTTCCAGCTTCATGCGCGCACCCGGAAGTATCCGACGAGGCGGGAGCGAACCCGCATGTCGTCGGCACGAACGAGACATGAGCCGGGTTCGCCCTCGGAATGGAGGATCATTCCGCCGGCGACGAAGATGCCAACATGGCTTTCATCCCGACCGCTGCGCATCAGGGCTACATCGCCGTTTGCAGGTTCAGAAATCTCAATCCAGTGCGCGGCGCGTTCTGCCTCGATCAGCGCACCGATTTCGCGATGGTGAAACGCACGGGCTTTCATTTCGGCCGAATAGGCAGGTATCTGAAGGCCGAGCACGTCGCGGTAGAAAAGGAACACGATCCCCCAGCAATCGGCGCCCGAATAGTCCCGGCCGTGCGCGATATAGGGGATGCCAATGAAGCGCTCGTCCATCAGAACAACCCCGGAAATGCGCCGGCCGTGAACGAACCGCCCGGAAACGGTTCATTGACGAGCGGATCGGCTACAAGGTCGATCGAGACAGATTTTTCGCCGATCTTGGCATTGCCAAGCTGGAGGCCTGGCAGCGCAATTTCGACTTGATCAGGAGCTGACGCCAGGACGATCTCGACCCTGATCGTCGCTGGCGTCGAAATCGACCTCAGCATCGCGACTAACTGCTGTTCGGTGTTGTCGATTACAAGCTGAACCCGAGGTGCGCTGTCGGCCTGGTCGTCCGGCATCGTGAAGTCGAACGGCAGGAACAGATACTGATTACCACGGCTGTTCGTCGCATAAATCAGCGGATCATCCGAAATCCGCTCGGTCGGGTTCGACGACAGGTAAATCGGCGCAGAGAGGTCCGGATGCGTGATCGTCAGTAGACAGATGACGACTTCATCGGTCTCCTGGGCAAATGCTGCCGTTAGAAATCTTGGCGAAAGGTTCCGGCTCACGGCAGCACCTCAAGCTGAATACTGACCCTCCATTCGATGCCATCTGGAACCCAGGTATAGGACTTCGTCATTCTAACGAGCACGGGCGCGCCGCCGCGTGGATGTGGGAAGTTGAAGGCTTTCGCCCGGCCTGCAAGATCGTTGGCAACAAAGGCTTCGAAGATGGTGAACTCTGCGTCTGTCATGACCATCGACCCGTTCATTGTCGAAACGGCCGCCGTTGACCGGCGGCGCACCTTGGCAGGGCCGATGGACATTTCGGATGCAACGAGGTTATCCGGCGATGTTCCGGCGAAGTCCTCGCGCAGAAAATGTTGCGGGAGCGTGTTGGGCCAAGATGCTGTCATCGACGCGACAAGCTCCTGTTGAGCCCAAACTGAGACTGGATCGCGCGGCCGGTGTTCGATCCGACCTTCGAGACCTTCTCTGCGACTGCCTCGTCAATCATCACGTCAATGGCGACACCGTTAGCCGTCGAACGGTCGCGAACCTTCACGTTTGACCCGTTGCCGTTGATGATGTTGATGACCGGCGCAGCCGAGGCGACAGAAGTCTGACCCGCTGCGGGCCACGTCGGCGCGGCCGGGATATTGCTATTGGCAACGGGCACGACGTATCCACCCGAGGCGTAACCTGCACGCGCCTGGCGGTGCATGGCATCGAGAGGGCCGAGGCCGATTTTATCGACGGCACGCTTTGAGAAGACGAATTCACCGCCATGCACATAACCGGCAATCGACTTCTCATCGATATTGCCGGTGAAGCCACCTTCAGACCAAAGGCCCGGAAAGCCCGACATCACGGCGGATTGGAACTGCGCGGATGTGTTAAACGCGCTGACACCGACCTTCGTGAATGAGCCTAGAAGATCAGTAAGGCCAGAATTGCCACCTGATTGAGCTGCCGCGAGCGCTTGGCCGAAACGGTCAAGACCTGAACCTAGTTGGCTCAATCCGGACGCGGCCGAGTTCAGACCAGTGCCAAGCTTCCCGCTTGCATCCGTTGCACCTGTCAGACCGCGACCGAGCGCATCCGAAGCAGTGCTGGTAGCGTTTGTTGTAGAGCCGAACTTTGCGAGTGCTGACTCCGCGCCGCTCAGCCTGGCGCTGAAACCATCCGCCCCCTGCGGGTTCTGGAGGGACCAGCCACGCGGACGCTCGAAACCTGCAAACGCCGCAGTTGCGTCATTCAGGTTCGTCGATTTGAGCAACCTCGACAGAGCGCCACTTTCTGAACTCTGCAATTCCTTCCAAGCATAGTTCAATTGCGCTGAAACGTTAGAGAGATTACCACGGCCGCCGATCGCGTTCAGCATCGCTGGTGCGCGATCGTTCCATTGGAATAGCCCGAGCGCATCCCCACCATCGCCGACAGCCGTGGGGTTGAAACTGCTTTCACGCGCTACATTGCCCATGATGCCGGCAATCTGGAAATCTTTCAGTCCCTTGCTCGCAAAGAAGTTCCAGACTTGAGCACCCACACCGCCCTTGTCGGTCATTGCCACCGCACCGCCGACCAAATTATCGTTGGCGGCACCGGAAAGACCGCTCAACAGACCACCCGAACCGACCGCGCCGTTGATAATGACGCTGGCTGCGTTCACATTCATTGCGCCGATCGACGACGTTGTCGTTGAAGAGACGGCCGAGCCACCCAATATCGATCCGATGAGGCCGCCGGCGTCTGCAAGCGTGCCATAATTCGTCCCGAACAATGCGTTCTTCAGCGGGTTACTAAAACCGAGCTGGATGAACGACTTCTGGATGTCGGCGAGAACGGAATTGACCGCACCGGCCCAATCACCTGTCCGTAGCGCGTCACCAATTGAATCGATCGCGCTTTCGCCCGTCGTCTGAAGGGTGTTCCAGGCATCCTGCAAGCGGCTAAGCCTTGTGGCCTGGTCCGCCTCCTGAACTGCGCCTACGCGCATCTGTTGTGCCAGCTGGCTATTGGCGGTGATGCCCTGGTCACGGATCTGCTTTTCCGCCTTGGCGAGCGCCAGAGCGCGGGACCGCGCCGCTTCGCTTTGGCCGATCAGCGATATTTCGAGGCGGAGCTGCTGGAGATTGTCCGCCTGATCGCGCAGGATGTTCGTGGCCTTGATGGCCTCTTGCAGACGGCCATACTCGGAAGCCGCCTGCTTAATGCGCGTGATTTCTTCGCCGGAGACAGTAGTTCCTGCCTTTTCGGCAGCCGTCTTGGCTTCGGTGAGCAACCGAAGCTCCATCCGCTGCGATTCGATGGACGATGTCGTCTGCCCGATCAGCGACAGCTCCAGTCGCGCGCTGGTCAGCGTGTCATCGATGGAACGTGCCCGATCGCGCTTCGCCTCGGCAAGCTGCTTTTCAGCAGAAATCAGCGCCTGTTGCCCGGCAAGTTCAATCCTGTTTGCCCGATCCGTGGAGCTTTCGGACGGATTGAACTGCGCGGCGGCGGTCGCTCGTGCAGCTGCGGCCTTCTCCTGGGGGCTCTTAGCATCCGTCGTCAGCCGGTAAGCGTCGATCTGTTGAGTCTGCAACTCTGTCTTCGACGGCGTCAGCTCGGCGAGCCGCTGTTGCTGCTTTCCGGAGTCGAACACGCCGAGCGGATCGAGGCGCGAACCCTGAAGGGCAATTTGCGCCATGATATCGACTGTCTTCTTGGCCTCACCGTTCAGCTTGTAGAGATCTTCTGCAAGCTTGATGAACTCGTTGCCGACCTTCGCGAAACCCGGATTGGCATCATCGATCCGCTTGATCGCTTCAACGAAGCCATCGACATCGGCACTGCCATTCTTGATGCTGGTTTCCAGATCGGAGAACGCCTTTCCGAACTGCTCGGCAAATCCGGGAATATTCGCGTACTGTTTGCCCACCGCGAAATCAAAGAACTTGGCGTTGAGGGTATCAAAGGCCTTCTGCTGCTGCTTTTGTGTCTCGACAAGGCCGGCGCTCGCATTTGTCTGAGCAATGATCTTCTGCGCCTCAGTGTACGTCTTCGCCTCATTGGTCGCGACGCCCCACGCTTCGCCTAGTTCCTTGACGCGGTTCGCTTGTTCCTCAATTACATCGTTTGCAGTTTTCCCTTGCGACGACGACGTGGTGAAAAACTGAATTGCGGCAGAAGCCGCTACGGTGAGACCGATCGTGACCAGCGAAGTCATGCTGGCCATTTCGGCAAGTCCACTCAGAGCGGTCGAAGCCGCCTGCTTTACGGACATTCCGGCAAAGCCGCCCGCAAGCTGTGAGCCCTGTTGCATCCCGACCATAAGGGGGTTCATCCCCATAGCCGATGTCATGGCAATGTCCTGAAACTGGAACATCGCGTTGCTTGCCGCAATATTATTATTGGCAGCACCACCGGAGCGAACCGCCGTGTTTCGCCCCTTGATCACATCGATCGAGGCCAAAGCCGCCTGACGCTGACGCTGGATGGCGGAAGTCATTTCATCCGTCGAGATCGCGCCGATCCTGTTCGCCTCGCGGATCTCGGTCAGCCGCTCCCGATAACCGCTGATGACCGCGTAGACCGGATTGAACTTCGTGCGCAGCTGATCAAGCTGGCGGCCATAGGCCTCGATATCAGACCCTCGATCCGGAACGATCGAACGGCTGGACACGACACCTTCAGCAGCCGCTTTCCGCGCGATATTGAGGCGATCAACGTTAGAGATAAGCGCATCATAGGCGTTCTTTTCCCGCAGCCTGATTTCGATTGCGTTGGTGGCCGAAAGCGCGCCGACCTGCTCGGCCTGCGTGATTTCAGCAATCTTCGCCTGATAACGCTGCTGGGCTGCAAACAACGGATCGAACTTCGCCTGAAGCCGGTCAAGCTCCTGCCCATAGGCTGTAATGTCGGCAACGCGGCCGTTACGATTGGCGGCAGGCGCATCAAGGCGCGCGAAGGTGGCGATGAGCCTATCCATGCTCGGCTGCGCCGATCCGGCCGCAGCTCCGATAGAGGCCAGCGTTCGGCGCGCATTTTCGCTGGAGCGAGACAGCGAGGTCGCCGCCGCTGCATCACGGTCCATGGACGATGCGTGCCGGTCCAGCGCGCCGGCGCTCTGAACGGCCTCTGTTCCTAACGCGCCGACATCTTTCCGCAGGTCATTGGTAGCAGCCCTCGCCGAGGCGGTCTTGGCCTTGAATACCATCTCGAATTGCATCTGAGCGCTCATGCAGAATTCCCTTCGAGAACGGAGAGAGCCGCATGCTCCATCACCTGAAGATCAGAAAAGACAGACGATGGAAATTCAAAGCGGCGCAGCACAACATCGACGCCGGCATAATCAAGGCCAATCCAACTCAAACGGGACGGCAAGGCAACGACCCGCCACTGCGTATCGCAGGCGAGAAAAGCCATCACGCTATCCCAGTTCGAAGGTGCCACTTTGAATGCCTCACTCTCTTGTCGGCTGATTTCCGATTGATCGACGCGGTGTCCCATCGCCTCGAATTGAGCCGCCACATCCTCATCGAGAGTGGCGGCTTCTTGCGGATCGGCGCGGCCGAGGCGTGAGAAAGCCCACGCGCGCGCCGCCGCCCTCAGTTTCCCAGGCGCGCCTCTTGCCCGTTCAGGCTGTCGGCATAGGCCTGATAAACGGCAGTGCGGAACCAGCTGTGCTGGAGAGCGAGCCGGAAGTTTTCTTCCGTGAAGGCGACGGCCGACTTGTCAGAGCCCACCACGTCATCCCAGCCCTTGCAGACATCCATGAGCTGCTTCTGCTCGTGGTCCGCGCGGTCCTTGGCAGTCGTGAGGTTCTGATAAACCTCGTCAGACGCCAGCGCCTCGTCACGCCCCTTCGGCTCGAACTGAATTTTCAGGGTCTGTTCGATGATTTTGCCGGCCGCTTCCGGGTCCGGAATGCGGACCTTGACCGGCCACCAGTAGCGATGCGTGGTCTCAAGAACGAATTTCATACCTTGTGTCTCCTGAAGGTAATGAGCTGGTTGGATCGCCGCCCGATCGGAGGCCGATCAGGTGAAGGTGAGTTTCAGTTCGTCGCGGCCGTTGACGGGCACGAGATCGAGCGGAAGCGAATAGTTGAGGATGCCATCCGTCTGCCCCTGGCTCGGCTCACCGATCTGCACCTTGGGGGCGGTGATGGTCAGGATGTTGCCGGCTTGGGTGCCATGGATGATCGACAAAGCTCCGCCTACCTTCGTCAGCGACTTGTCGAACCAGTTCACCTCGGAGAGCGCCTTAGCCTCGACGACCGCCGTGCCGGTAGACGAGCGATTGGAGACAACGACGCGTTCATCGCCAATCAGGAAGCGCGGCGTGAGCGTGTTGCCGAGATCGAGCGAAATGCTTTCCGCGACTGCGTTCCAGCCATGCAGGCTCACGGTCGTATTGGCCTTGCTGACATGGACAGGCGTACCCCATCCGGTATCGCTCACTGCAGGCATGGACCCGAGATCGGTGATCGAGCCGAGCATGCCGACGATATTCACGCGAGCCTTCGGATAGTTCTTCGTCACGAATGACGGCGCGATGCTGGCCTTCGCGCCCACGAAGACATGCTGGACCTTGTCCGAGATGAAATAGATCGAAACCGTCTCATCACCGTCTTCGATGATGGTGTATTCGACCTTCGTGGCAGCCGTGACGGTCTCGGCAAAGTTGGCTGCACGCAGAAGGCTAGCGAACTTAGGCGGCGTGCCCGGCGTGCCGGAGCCGGCAAGCTCAAGATCGCCCTCGATCCGGCCATAGATGCCCGCGAGAATGACGCCCTGGTTGCCCATGTAGGGCAAGAGGCGGTCGCGCGAAACGCGGTCGCCGGTCATGGGCGTGAACGTCACATTCGACAAGATAACGGCATTCGCCGCCACCGGCACGGAGTCGACGCCCTGGGTGACTTCCGGCTTGACCAGAATGGCAAGCTTTCTGAAAAATCGCGAGTTGCTCATGCTTCGCCTCTCTTGGCAGTGGTGGGCTTTTCGGCCTTCACGTCAGTTTCAGTGTCGGCCTCAGTTGCAGGCTCGGGCGAGCCAACAGGCTCTTCGAGCTTCGAAAGCGCGCCGGTTTGGGGATCGCGGACCCAACGCCCGCCTGTCTCTGGCTGATCCATGTCACTCCTCAAGCGTTAGATATCGCGTGGTTTCCCACGTCTGGACGTAGACTGAGACGCCGTTTCCGAGCGGCGTGTTCTGGCCGCCGACAAGCTCGCAAGGGTCGCTCATGTCAGTGGGTTGCCACCCTGCGATGGCCTGCTCGATGGCGGTCTTGAACTCGCTGAACTCGGCGGCACGCATCGAGCCGAGCGCATCGCCGTAGTGGCGAAGGATGATCGCGGTCAGGAACTGTTCGACCACGAGCTGACGGAACCCGCCCATGAGCTTGTTGGCATTGGCCTTCTCACGCCACGGAATGACGAACGTCGTTCCGCTCGGCCGGGCCGTCGCCTTGCCGATCGCGTCCAGGTCCTCGGCCATATCGACCGAAGGCAGGATGGCGGCGCGGTCCTTCAGACGCTGTTCAACCAGGTCCAGCATCACCACCCCCTCAAAGCGTGTTCGGAGAAGACTTCGTCGGGTGCTGAAAACATCGTCGTTCCGGAAGACTGGCTGGGCGTATCGCCGTTAGAAACTGGCAGCGTGATCGCGCCCTTGGCGACATCCTTCAGCGCGGCAATCGCGTTGTCGTAATCGGTCACGACCCATTCCGGCGGGTCGGCAAAGTGAAGGCGCCAGCGGGCGATATCGATTGCCCAGGTGCGGACGAGATCGGGAACGACGGAAAATGGAAGCGTGTACTTGGTCGCCACATAACCGTTGACCAGGTTGTCGGCATGAGCCAAGGCGTCGGCGACGACGCCGGCGTCAATCACACCGTCACGATCGCGGTCGGCAATCTGGCGGATTTCGGTCTCGCCAGCGCGCGCAATCAGGTCATCAAGCGTTGCATAGGTCATCGGACTACCATTGGTTTTCGGGAAATCGGGGCGGATGGTGGCATCATCCGCCCCTCTTCAGGGCCGGCTTGGGAGACTTCGGAACGGCCCTATTTCGTCGCCTTGCCGGCAGCGGGCGCAGGGTCGCCCTCAGTGGCAGGCTTCGTCGCATCGGCCAAAGCCGTCTCCAGTTCGGTCACGCGATTGCGGAGATCGGTGATCGTACCGGCGGCGTCCTTCTGATTGTCCGTTGCAGCGGCAACCTCGGCCTTCGCATCTTCAAGCGCCTTACCCAGGCGATCGACCTCAATCACCAGCTTTTCGTTCTCGCTGGAAATCGTTGCAACTGCGTTGTTGGCATCGGTCAGCGACTTGCGCAGGTGATCGTTCTCGGCCACCAGCTTTTCGTTTTCGCTGGCGATCGTCGCAACTGCAGTCTCAACCGCGTCCTTAATGCGCTGATCGGCAAGAACCTTCGCGACCTCTTCGACCTCCGTATCGAAGTCCACCGCCAGCGGCGTATCAGACGTGTCGAAGGGCTCGCCGAGCTGCTTTGCAACACCGGCGGAGACAGTGACCGTTACGCCAGCGCTCAGAACCTTGCCGCCAATCTTGGCGGGAGCCGCAAGCGTGACTGAAACCTTGTTATCGTCCATGGCTCATCCTCCCCTTACGACGGCTGCGCGCCGGCCCCGATGAAGAGAAAGCCGCCCTCGGCACCCGTGAGGATCGGACGGCGCTCCACCGTCGTCGGATAAATCCAGCTACCGTTCCGGTCCTCGAAATACGGCTGGTTGACCTGCGGATAGCCGGAAAGCTCGTAGGTGTAGGCGTAGGATGGCACCTGAAAATTGTCGCCCGCGTCGGGCACGTAGGCGAGGATGGCATCGTCACCCCAGACATCGTTTGCGAGCATGGAGTCGTCGGCCGTTTCCGGCAGGTAGACGGCAGCGCCCACGACGACCTTCTTGATCTCGAAATAGGCAGCCAGCATTTCGACCGTGATGCTGTCACGGCCCGTATACTTGAACTGTTCGATAATCTTGGGGTGCTTACTGAGCGCATTCTTGGCGCTGGGGCCGAGGGCCAGCGTGTTCGGGTAGCGGCCGATCGACTGACGAATGACTTCCTTCGCCGTGTCGAAGTCATCCTTCGGGTCGCTCGTCGGGCTTTTCCAGCGATCGGACCCGGTAAGCATGAGCTTGTGATTGTTGTCGTAGTTGCTGGCCAGGCGAGCGATATTCGCCGTCTCGACCTCAAGGCCGAGATCCACGACTTCGAGCACCATGTTGATTGCGCCGGCGCCAAGGTCGATACCGGGCACGCTTTCAGCCTCTTGCTGGTGTTCGAGCGGCACGACGGCCTCAAGCGAGTCCTGGGCGAGAGAGACCGGATCGGAAGCATAGCCATACTGGACGCGCTTCCTATCCGTGCCCGGCGCGCGCCGCGTGTTGAGAAGGCGAAAAGCCTCCTTGCCGAACTTGATGACGCGCATCGAGCGGTTCGGGATCGTCACGCGCGGGAACAGCTCGTGCGAAATGAAGCTGGAGTTGCGATAGCCGCGTGCGTGGGTCGAAAGGATCGGATCGACGACGGCGGCGGTGCGATTGTTGAGAACATTGACCATGAGCGAAGACAGTCCTTAGCGAATGAAAATCTTGACGAAGGCACCATCGGCCGCGTCGGTGAGTGCGCGGGCAAAGGCGTTGGCAGGTGTGGCACCCGCCGTCTTCACACCGCCCGTTGCGGCCGAAACGAGCTTGTCTCCCTTCGCAATCGCGCCCTTCGCGCGGACGCGGGCAGCGCCGATCAGCACCACGCCGATATCGTCGCCGGCCTTGCCGGGATTCTTGGCGACGCCCTTCACGGGCGCGTCATCGGCCGTGACCTTTGCGTCGTTGTAACCCACGAGGTCGAAGGCCTCGACATCCGTGGTGAGTGTGCTCGTGTCCGAAAACACATCCATGAGATACTGCATTGTCGGTGGGCTCCTTCAGGTCAGGAAACGGCCTTGACGGCGATGATGTATTCGGTGCCGGGATGTTCGCGCTGGTAGGCGAGCGCCCTGACATGGGTGTCCAGCCGTTCGCGATCGACGCTGTGACCGTCAGCAGCGAAGCTCACGGCAGCATCCTTTCCGACGGGCGGCATTTCCGTTGCGCCGAACGAGACGATCTTCGGCTGCGCTTCCAGCACGTCGCGCAGCGCCTTGTGCAGAGAAACGGAAACGGTCGAAGAGCCATCAGCGAACGAGACGGCAGTTGCCGCCGGGAGCGCGTTCAGGATCGCAACGACCTTGTCCTTCGACGCGGGCAGCAGCTTGCAGCCGGTGACCAGCGATTCCGCGAAGGCAACGTTGTCGGCGTTAGCGATTTCGCGTTCGCGCGCTTCAATCGCGGCAACGCGGGTGGAGAACTCGGCTTCGCGGGCAGCGAAGGCCGGATCGGCTTTGTTCGTCACAGGAGGTTCCTTGTTGGTGGGTGAAGAGAAGTTCGGATAGCGGCCCGGCTCGGGGTCTTGTTCCTCCAGCCAGTCGATGCGGTAGCCGGGCAGCGCCTTGTCAGCATCGTCGAGGCCGAACTTGTCGATGAAGAATTCCCGGAGCTGCCTGAAGAGGCCCGCCGCGTCCTCGAAGCCGCCAAACTCGACGGTGACGGCGTTGCCGCTGTCGTCGGCGGAGAACTGGACGTTGGCGAGCCCCGTGACGGCCGGCGGCGTTCCGCCCAGGAAGCCGATGTGCTTCGGATACCAGGTGCCGGGGATCGGATTGGCCGGCGCTTCCGGGCTATGGAAGGAAAGCGAGACCTTCTTGTAGTGCCCAGCCTTCACGGCTTCGGCGAAGGCAGGCGCGATCTCACCGACATTTGCGAAGAGGCGATCGGCCTTGGCATCATAGTCGAAGCTCTTGGCCCAACCGAAGGCCGGCGTATCCGTGTTCGGATGGCCGACGACAACCGGGGCCGGCGCGGTCGCATAGGCATAGGCATCCGCCATCGCCTTCAGGTCGGCCGCGCTAAAGGAAAGCTGCCGGCCGTCCATCGCCGTGAAGGTGCCGGTGCGGAAAACTTCGATACGTGCGGTTTTTTTCGGAGCGGGGCTCTGCATGTGGTTCTTTCCAGTGCAATACTGGATAGACCATGCATCAGCGGGTGATTTGCCGCGTCTGGACAATAGGTCCGGTCAAGCGGACCCACTCCCCTTCAGCGGCCACAATGCGTCAGGTCAGGCGACGTTTCAAGGCCGGGCTGCGATCGGTAAGCCAAGATGCCATTCGGATGCCCTCACAATCGATTTTTAACGGGGGTCTAACGGGGGTCGATCCGGAATCCGGTATGAGCGGACATCGCGACCCGGCGCGCGCGTCTACGGGCGGGTTTTCTGACCATCCGCTTCGACCCTAAGCCAATCCTGGGCAATGCCCAAAATTATCCTTTCCCCCTCCTGGGTGACGCCGGCAAATTGACGTGCCGGTATCGTGATCGTGTGCGCACCGACATCGACATCCCGTGCGAAATTCGACCGCGACTTCCGGACGAACTTTTGATGCAGCGTATCCGTCTTCTCATCATAGCGCTGGTAGATCGTCTGCTTGCGGGCGGGCTGCTCGATGTCGCCGCCGAAGTTATGGATCGCAGCATAGGGCACCGGAGTCCCGACACGAACTTCCGTCACCGTTGCGACCGAAGAAAATGAACCTGAGAGACGGCCCCGCGCGCGCAGGATGCGGATCGGCGTCAGGCGCATCTGTTCGCGCCGGTGCTTCGTCTTCTCCTTCAGCCCCTGCCATGCCATGCCGGCGGGCGTTTCCTCCCGGTCGAAACTGTCATGGATGGAGTTCAGCAGGTACTCGCCGACGTTTTTGTAGAAGCCCATCGGGTTGTCCATGTGATCGACGAGTGAGCCGAGTTGGCCTACCATGCTCTGGTCATTGATCGTGAGGCTGTAGGTGACGGTGACGCCGGTCATGTGGACAACTCCTCTCTCAAACCTTATATCTGGACATGTCAGGCACGCGATGACCGATGATGGTCCAGGTAGCTCCCTGGCATAGAGGCCGGATCATTCCCGGCCTTTTTTATTTTGTCGGCCGCTTGTAGAGCAGCTTTCCGCCACGGCGCTTATCGATCGCCTTGAAATCCGGCTCCCCTTTCTTGGTGGTCGGGTTGTAAGAGGTGACAGCCTCCCAGAACCGTTGTCCGATCTCGAAGACGACCTGAATGCCGTTTCGCGGGTCAACACGAATATACCTGCGGTCAACGATCAGCTCTTCGACATCGGGATTGATGGGATCGGACTTGCTTGCGACCCCAATCCAGATTTCGTCCGGGTCCAGGAGCGTTTCAGCCATCAGCGGCGTTAGAATATTCCGCCCGCGCTTCATCACCTTCATCTGACCTTGCGCATCCTTGAACAGTTGATCCGAAATCGGGATCACGTCGCCGGCAACGTCAGTGAAGAGCACCGCTTCACCACGCTTTGCGCCGAATGCCTGCAAGAAGGCATCCACGTAATCTTCCGGCTTCAAACCTTCCTGCATGGGCGTGGACTTGAACAGCTTCGCATTCTTGACCAGGTCGTCGATCGGTTCCGGAGTGTCTATTTCGACGGCATGGCGAGGATTGCCGAAGGATGGTGCCCCCTCTTGCATAAGTGCGGACGGCACAAGGCCAGCTTCCCATTGCGCACCCGGCATGTAATCCCAGCCATACCCGACGCCGGCGGGGATCTCTATAAGTTTGCCCGTGACAGGATCAACGAAGGGTCGCGTCCCATCATCTGGCGCCTCGTCGGGGCCGTCCTTACCAAGCCGCTGAAGATCGGCTAACGACAGCGTCCGGACACCACAAGAGCAAAGCCAGTCGTTCGGAGGGTAATGGCTGATCCACCAGGGATCATCATAGCGGAGGACCTTGCCGTGCCATGCTAGGTGCAGCGGGCGCGGCGTCATGGGCGTGCGCGTCTCGCCTTCCCGATATTCCCAGAACGGACGAAGCTTGACCACATCCGGGTCAAGCATCTGCTTCAGCCGGCCTGCCATATAAGAGGTGCGAATGTTTGTCTCGAAAATGACTCGAGTCCGCCAGCCGCGCTCGCCCTTGTAGCTCCAACCATATCTGGCAACGATCTGATCGAAGTCCTGGCGGAACCGGTCCAACGTGGTACCGTCTTCGATCGCCTTGGCAATGACCGTCTGGAAATCCGACAGCATGTCGAGATCGGTCGCGCCGGCGACAACAAAGCGCCGGTCATGAACGCCACGCATGGCGTCGGTCCACGCGTTCGTCGGCTTTCCGCGCTTCTGGCTGAAGAAATCGATCTGCTCTTTGAAGGGCTGATTGAACGCATCTACCTGGGCGAAACTCGCTCCCGGTTCAGAATCGAGAAACACGGCTTCCCGACCCTGAAGGCCGGCGAGCTGGAGCGCATCACCGATGACATTGCCGAGCGCGATCGGCGACCACTTCGCGCCGAGTTCCAGAATGGCACGGGCTGCGGCCGGGAGATCGGCGGCCTCATCGAGCGCATGCTTAACCGCGTCGATGCGCCGATCGAAGTGATTTCCCGTCGCCTCTTCGAGCTGATCTGCAAGTCCGACCGCGCGAGGATCTCGCGTGGCGAAGCAGACATGTTCATTAAGCCGGAGTTTTTTTTTACGTGGCTCGGAGAAGAGAGCGGCAAAGACCGGATTGTTGTCCGCCATCTGGCGGAGATCGCGCCCGCGCTTCCCGCCATCCATGAAGGCAAAGCGAGCCTCAACCAGTCGATCAATGGCGGTGTTGGAAAGATGATCCGTCAGGCCGAACGACGTGATGTATTCGCGGGCGAAGTCATCGTCGTCAATCTGCCCGGCCGTGGCAAGTACGCCCAGGAGCGCATCATTGACGGCCGTCGCCGCCTTGGCCTTCGCCTCACCGACTTCGGCCTCAGCCTTTTCGTTCTTGGCGCGCACCCGCCAAATATCCGGAACGCCGGCACCCGGATAGTTGTAGTCCACGAGCCATGTCAGCAGCTGCGCCTTCAAGGTGTCTGACAACAGGTCAGCGTCACTGTCTACCAGAAGCGCAAGCATTTCCTCATGCGTCTGGGCAGCAGCCCTTGAGCCAACATTTCCGATATCGGTCGTTAGCGTTTCGCCGGTCACGGTGATGGAAATCTGCTTGTCCCAATAGGCCAAGAAGTCCTGGTAATGCACCGTCCCGCCGCGCGCCGCCTCAAGGAACTTGATGTCGGTGCCGATCGGAACTGTGATCGCCGAGCTGCTACGCAACTGGCGAAGCGTATTGAGAAGCTTGACCTGCTCATCATTCAGCGTTCCGTAAGGCGTCATGCCCATAACAGTCGGGCTTGCAAACTTTTCGAGGAAGTGCAGCCAGAAGGTGATGCCCTCGCGCTTAAAGAGGACAGGCCAGAAGAGCCTGGTTCCGAGACCAAGGCCATAAGGGTTGTTTCCCTTGACGCCGAAGCGGTGGACAATGAACTTCCGCTCGGGCAGCTCGATCCCGTCGCGCATATTCGTCCAGGTCAGCAGCCGAGGGCGCCAAGTTTCGTCGAAGGCAAAACGGCGCTGGTCATGGCTGACGATCTTTTCCGGGACGATGCGATTGCCGGATCGCTGCCACACGATTTCCGAGACCGCATAGCCCTTCAGCGTCGCGTCGAGCAGCCCTTCGCAGATGCTGTCGAAGGGAAGCGCCTTCAGCGCCTCCCGGCAGAAGTCTGCGGCCGCGATATCGCGCGGGCTATCAGACGCCGCCTTGATCTGCCACTCACGGGCAAGCAGGGTCTTCTTGCGCTTCTGCAGCATAGCGAAAGCATGCGTGTCGCGCTCAATCTCATCATAGATCTTCAGACCCTTGCCGCCGCCGCGCTGGATAAGCGTATCGTCCTGGTGCAGCAGCGCGCCGCTGTAATACGGGATCGTGATGTCGTTCTTGGCATCCGCGATCAGCGTCGCGGCAGACGCCGGCATGTTCTTGCGCGGCTCTTCGGTCTTTGTGTCCGTGGTCGCGGTCATAGGCGATAGTCTCCATAGCCTGCCGAGCCGCCATCGTCAGAATACGACGCGGTCATGATTTGGTTGCCCTGACCTGCCGAGCCGCCGCCCGCGTAAAACAGTGCGTGTTGCCAGAGCATGTCGAGACAGTCCGGCCCGTCGTCGTGGTCGGCATCGGGCCATTGCTGAAGCTGGTCGATCAGGGTTTGTTGGGTGGGGTTGAGACGGATCAAGCCCGCCGCGATCGGCGGCTGAAGGCGCTCGATACGCAAGTTCTTGTCAGCGCTGGGCGTCACGGGAATGGCGGAAATCCCCACTCCCTGCTTTGCAGCCGTCGCCATAAGCGTCGTTCGCAAGAACTCCTGAAACTGGATGTTTTCGACAAACCAGAGAAGGCAGCGATATTGGCGCTGCAAGGCAATGGTGTCGGAAATGATGATGTCTGGCAGACGTCGGCGGATGGATGCCTCAAGGACATCCATCGTGCCATGCAGGCGATTGAACCCACCGATAAGGATCGCCGATGGATCGCGGCCATGCCCCTTCTTTCCTAACGACGGATCGATGGCCCCGAAATGTATGAGGTCCGGAATGCGCAGCGTCCAGAACGTCAGTTCCTTGAAGGGGCTCGCCTCGGAAATCGGCTTGTTCTGATACTCGCATGCAAAGCTGTCATGATCGCCGGCGCGCTCCAGCATGAGGAAGATGAGCGGCTGGACGGCCGGCCAGTTAACCACCGCGCCCGCGTCCATCTCGATCTTCTTGGCCGCATAGAAGGCGCGAGCAGCATCTTCGCCGTCGTTCCGGTAAACCTCTTCAAAGGCGTCCCAAAGGTCCATGCGATCCGGCCATTTGACGATTGCCTGAAACTCTGTCGTTCTCCAGACTGGCGACTTCGACGCGCGGACCAGGACAGCATCATAGTGCAGGACGGTGCCGACCCAGATGACATCCATCGAGCCATCGGGCGGGCCAACCTTCAGCGCCGCGCGGTTGATCCAGTTCTCAAGCTTCTTGCGCTGCTCGGGCGAACGCACGGCCTCGTCATTTTCCAGATCGTCGAAGAACATGAGGTCAGGACGATAAGGACCATGACGCCGGCCGCGAATCTTCTTGGCTGCGCCCAGGCCCTCGATCCGGATATTATTGCGGGTGACGATCTCGCCTTCGCGCCAGACACGGCCCGCACCGAAGACATCCGGGAAGTCATACGAGATGCGCGGATTCGTCGTCAGCTCGGCCTTGATGGCCTCAACCAGGAGCGCCGACTGCTCGTAGACATCGGTCACTTCCAGAATATATCGCTTGAGAGCCTTCACAGTGCAGAAGAGCGCAAAGCCGAGCGAAAGATGCGTGGACTTTGACGAGCCGCGGGGCGCAACGAAAAGGTCGCGGACACCCTTGGCACTGGCGAGGATTTCCGGGCAGCGCCTGAAAATCTCCCGGTGGAAAAGGCTGTGTTCACCGCGAACATAGTGGGGCAGATAGGTTTCCATGAAGAACTGGAAACCAGTCTCCGGATCATCGAGCTTTCGCAGCCGTTCTGCCCTGGCCTTCGGATCGGCTGGAAACGCCGAAACAGATAGCTCAACCCACCTGGACAAATCTTCCGCCATCTTGGCGAGATTGTCCTTGAAGTCCTTCGCGCTGACATTGGCCTTCAGATTGGGGCGCTTCATGATCCGTAACGACGTGCCAGTTGTTCGCCGAAGGGCTCGATGATTTCGAGGATCGCCGCGATATGCTGCGGGAAGTTCTCACGCACGAACTCGACGAGATACTGCATGACATCCTGGGCAACACCCAATTCCGAGATCTTCGGAGCGAGCTTGCCGGCGCTGGCCGTCATCTTGGTCATGGCATCCGCCAGTGCGACCAGGTGTTTCACCTTCTGGTCAAGCCCCAGCTCGCCGTTCTTGATCTCATCAAGCAACGACTGCGCCATGATCATGAAGTCTTCGACCACCGACGACACGACAGTTTCGATGCCTTCACCGGCCATCAGCGAGGCCGAGCGGGCTATATCCCAATCGTCACCGTTTTCCTTAGAAGCCTTTTTCCAGCGTCCGAAAGTGGCCTGGGAAATGCCGAGCGTCATCGCGATCGTCGCTTGCGTCATGCGGCGATAGACGTAATCCGAGCGGGCCTTGCGGCGAACGTCCATATCATTCGCCATCTTTAGCGTTCCCCTTACCAAGACCGAGCAGATCGCGGACGAGGCGCGGCGGGTTGCTCGATGCCGTCTTGATCCACAGGATGAGATTGCGGCCGGCGATCCCGTAGGTCGCGGCAATTGCGTATCCCCAGGAACCGGGGTTCTCGGAGACCCCAAGCACATCAAGCGTCAGGTCAGTTGCTACGGTCGCGACGAAGACGCCTGCGATGATGGACCCGACAGCCGTTAGCCAATCATGGCTTCGCCAGTCGAGAATAACGGTGATGACAGCCGCCAGCCCTGACGAAATCAGGGTGGCGACCTTCAGACCGAAGATGGTTTCGGGGCCAGTCACTTCGTGTTCTGCCTTTCCTGCGGGGATGCTGCATCGACGGCTGCGACAGCGGCCTCGCGGCGCGCCTCACAAACGTTTCGGGCCGTCCGATCGGCGGCCCAATGGTCGAAGACTTCCGCACGCGGCATATCGCGATCCGGCTTCGGCGAGTTCGCCGGGCACGGTTCGCGGGCTTCGGGCGGAAGGGTAGATTTGACCGCAACCGTTCGAACGACGGGCGGGTTTTCGTCAGTCCGGGAGCAACCGGACGCGAGCACGGTCGAGACCAATAGCACTGCCGTTAGGAAGTTTCGCATTCTGAGCCTTCAGGGTGGAGAGTTGGGCGCGGAGATCGGCAATTGTGTTTGCCGCTTCCGAATTGAGGCGCAGGGCATCCTTGGCCTGGTCCGCCTCGGCCTGCGCGGCAAGGGCGTTGGATTTCTCGACTTGCCCCGTCCAGAAGTAATCGCGGCTTTCCCGTTCCTGCTTTCGCGCGGCCTCGATTATGTCGCCGACTTTGTCGATAGCCCGGTACGCGAAGAACGCCGTTCCGAGGACCAGCGTTGCGAAAATAAGGAGAGCAATGATCGCCTTCGTCATAGTTTCGGGGATCATCGAGCAACGAACCCGCCACTGGAACGCGGAGCCGCCGGCGGGACTGGCGGGGGCGGCTGATCGGAAACGTCGGAATCGGTGGTCGGCGGCAACGCCAACGTCGGATCATCGCCGCGCGCCTGGGCAACGGCGAAATCCTTCGAGCCATAGTGGCGATGCAGCCCGAGCATGGCGCAGAGCATGCTGGCCATGGTCGGCACGGCCATCAAGCCGAACGTCACGGCCTGCTCTTTGCCGTAGATCGCTCCGGCCGTCAGGGCCAAGATAACCACCCATGCCATGACGGCGGAGGCGGAAAGATGCGCTTTCGTGGTGCTATAGGTCGGCTTCATGGGCCTCAAACCTCGCTCTTGGAGACAGGTGCGCCGGACGGCGAAAGCAGGACACGACCACCGACAGGCGCTTCGCCGGTTTTCGGCCAGCGGACACCGCCGGTCACGAGACGGCTCTTGTCCACGCGCGTGATCGAAACCATGTTGGACTGGTTGCCGCCCAGCACGTGGAAATGCGTCTGGTCCTCGCCGACATAGAAGCCGACGTGACCGCCGCCCTCACGGGCAAACACAAGGATCGCACCGGGCGCGGGAGATACCTCGCTGCCGAACGTACGCCAGTTGAGCGCGCCGAGAGGGTTGGTGGGCAGGAACTCCTTGGGCAGGGTCGTAGCAAGGACGTTGCTGACGAAAAGGCCACACCACGGAATGTCGTCGTTGGTGTAGAAGCCGGCAACCCAGCCGCCGAGACGCTTGGCCCAACCGATAATCGTCGGGTTCGAAGCGGACCCTGCGACTTCCTTCAGACCCATGAACCGGCGCGCCTCGCGCATCCAGATCGGTTCGGCCGGCACCTTCTGCGGAAGGATCGTGACGATGTTGCTGTCGGACTTGGGATCGGCGCGCAATGCGTCAACCGTCGCCTGATCGGCCTTTCCTGTGACTGGCAGGCCCTTCGCCTGCTGGAAACGCTGAAGCGCTTCGATGACGGCGCGCCCCTCCGCATCGTCCATCTTGCCCATGTAAGCGCCATGCGTGCGCAGACGCGAAATCAGCCATTGTGCAAAAGTCATGTGTCACCCCGTTGTTTGGGGCAACCTATGCTAGCTCGGTTGGCTGATCTTCCGGACAACTGGTCCGGTCAGTCGTCGAACAGCTTTATTTGATCAGGATTTTCAGTCCGGTTCGCAACGCGGCGAACATGCCGCTGCGAAATTCCGAGCGCGCGGGCGATCTCCCGGCGCTCCTTGCCCTCGCTCTGAAGCGCCAGCACGTCGGCGCGTGCGGACTTCCGAGGACGCATATGCGGGACATAAATCAATTGGCCCGCGAGATAGTCACATAGCGCCTTTCCGTCCTCGTTGCCAAGAGCGAGCAAGATCGGATGGCTTTCATCGGGATTTTTCGGGAAGGCGATTTCCGTGCCGCCATAGGCCGAAATGAGCTTCAGGACGATGGCAACACCGAGGGTGTCGGCCATCTCCTGAAGGCTCAAGGGCAATGCAGCGATGGAAACGTTAGAGACCATGCTTCAGAATGCCCGCACGGTTTCTGGCTCCGGCAGCGCCTGGCTGTCGAGAACGATGTTTCGAACGGTGATCACGATGCTTTGAACCGTGCTCGCACGGGGCGATGGACGGTAGACAAGACGCGCCGTCATGGTGCCGTGTGGCGAACGATGTATCGACGAAGAGCCCTGAAGGGCGAACCCGTCGCTGATCATGGCACGATGCAGTGGTGTGATCGACGGCGCGAGTATGGTCAAGGCTTCGAGAGGCAAGCGCACGATCGTGCGGTGAGACTGGCGGTTGCGGCGGGTCATTTGCCACGGGCCTCCATGGCTTTCAGGGCGCTGATGATCGGGTCGGCCTGGGCGAAGGTCATGAAGTCCGGATCGTCAACGCCAGCGCGTTCCTTAACGAAGGACCGCAAGGCCTTGCGAGAGCCATCCTGTATGACGCCCTTGCGATGGCAGGACTTCCAAAGCGCGTGAACCATGCGGATGTATGGTTTCGTCGAAGCCGGCAGTGCCTTCTTCGCCCCGGCCGTCTTCTTGAACCCCAGCCGCTCCATTTCCTTGATGACCGCGAGATGCTGCTTTTCAGTCATTTCCCGAAGGGATGCGACACCCGTGACGCGGACCAGGAGGGCGCGATAGACCTCCTCTTCAAGTTCGAGCTGGCTCTTGGCGATGTTGATGATGGCGGTGGCGTTCATCGCGCGCCCTCGCAATCGGACTTAATGTCCCCGGCAAAGCCCTTGGTCATCGGGTTATGATGATCCCGACGAATCGTTAGGGGGCAAATATGAACATTGCTGAAGGTATCGCGCTCTTGCAGGGCACCACCGCAACCATCGACGGAATTGCCAAGACCTATAAGGCGGTCAAGGAAGCTATTAAGGGCGACAAATCTGGCGCGGGCACTGACTTGGCCGGGGTCAACCAGGAACTCTCCGAGGCACTGGAGGGCATGCTGCTCCTGAAGCAAACGCAACTGAAGCTCTTGGATATGCTCATCGAGCTGAAGCAGGAGAAGCTTGCGTTCGATCAGGAACGCGCGGAATTGGATCGCTTTCGCGCGGAGGCCGCCAATTACATCATGAAGGAAATCTCCCCTCACTCGTTCGCTTACGTCCTGAAGGACGGCATCAAATCCGAGGGTGCTAGCCCCTACCTTTGCGCACGCTGCTTTCAACAGGGAAAGAAGTCCCTTCTTCAGCTGAAGAAACGTGATTTCAACATTGACACGCTTGAGTGCAATGCGTGCAGCACGCCGGTATCCGTTCCAAACGACATCAAAGGGGAAGTGTACGTCGTACCCACCCGTCGTCAGGGTTGGCCATTCGACGACTACTGATTTTCCATTGAATTTCACTGCACACCTTCCTTTTGAACGGCGCGCGCGGCGTGGAGCGTCCGATAGACAGCGTCCTCGCGCACGTGGATAAGGTTGGAGATATCGAGCGTGTCGAAATGGCCGGAGTTCCAAAGGATGATGCAGGCAAGCGCCTGAGTGGCTTCCATAGGGCCGGCCATGGCCGATGAGCCGGACTTCTTTTCGTCTGTGAGCTGAAGTTCCCTCATTGGGCACCCGCCGTTTCTTCCGACTTCGGCGCGACCGAAGGGAAAAAGCGAGGAATAAACACCCGCGCATAGACGAGGTCGCAGCTCATGCCTTCGAGACGCGCCGAGTCCCAAAGGCCTTCGTCATCGCCGAAAATCGTGGCGACTGCTTCCGCCGGCGTGCGGCGGAAGGTATGCGGCAGGATGGTCCCGCGCGGGGTCCGCAGGGCATAGCCCTTGCTGTAGGCGTGATCGCTGGACCGATCATCCATGGGTCGGCTCCAGCTCTTCAGGCCGGCACCGCGAGGTGCGGCGATCGCCCTGAAACAGGACGCGCACGAAACGCGCGTCCTCATCAGCATCTGAGTGCACGCGGCCAAAGCGGCCGGTGACATTGTGCTGGACGAGCTGCCCGGCACGAATGTTCATTTCGGCAGCATAGCCCGCTTCAAGCCCACCCCTCATGCTGCACCTGCCATTTCCCGCTGCACCTGGACGCGGGCCTTGCCAAGCCAAGCATGGACGAGACCGGAAATGCCGCTCGTGCAGCTCACCCGGATACCCGACATCGTCAGGACGTGGGTGTTCCCAGATTTGTGGTTGGCGCGATATTCGCGCGCCAAATCTTCCATGAGGATGCGATAGCTATCTTCCCGGTCTTTCACGCGGTCGTAGATGAGCTTTCCAGAGGCCTTGTAGGCAGCTTCGATAACGGCAGAGCGTTGTTCAATCGTGGTGATGATATTGGTGAGGTTGCTCATCACGCACCTGCCTTTGCCAGATCGATCGTAATCGCCTGAAACTGATCGTTGATCGAAGCGCGGCGGTAAAAGCGGACGTACTCTTTCGAGCCGGTCACCCGGATCGAATTGCGGATCGCATCCATGGCCCGCAGCCAGCGTTCGTCCTCGATGTCGAGACGAAGCAGCATGAACAGTTCGGAGCGGTTGATCTGCCCCTCCCTATCCGTGTTGAAGGCCCGCGTGATGATCGACTGAATTTCCGGCCGGCTATCCGCGGTCCATTCGGTCATGCATTCGTCGAGCAGGCTCTTGGCGATCTGCAATTCGGGACCGAAGTCGATTTGATCGGCAACCTTCACCTCGACCTTCATCAGGCCGTCAAAAGTCTGATAGGTGCGGTTTCCCTTTTTCCCGCCAATCTTGGTGCCATATTCCTGTGCCAACAGGGCGTCGAAGGCACCGAGGTCAAGCATGGTGTGGCTGCGGAAGCGGTTGATCTGGGCGTTTAGCTCAACCGCATAGCCGATGATCTTGCGAACGGTTTCATCCTGCAACTTGTCCGCCGCTTTGACATTGGCGAGGGCGATGTGGTCGCCCTTGGCGTTGATCATGAATTGCTTCCCGCCCATTTCGATGATTTCGGCGTTCTGCGGCACTTCGTTGGTAACGGTATCCATGTTTCAGTTTCCTCGGTTTCAGGTGTTGTCGGTGGGATTGGGGAAGAGTTCGCCGCTGCGACGAGCGACAAATTGGGCGAGCGAAACGATGTTGCTTTTGGGATTCGTGTCGCCGCCGGCGGGCAGAGGCATTCCAGCCAACCGAGCTTCCATTTCCGTGCACTGATCTTCACAGATCTTCAGGAACTCACAGATGTCCGTGAGGTCGTGGGGCATGATGCTGAAGCCAAGCTCCTTATGCGCATCAAACTTGACGCGGAGCATCCTGAGATAGGTCGATGTTCTAACCATTGGCGTGGTCTTTCTTGAGGGGATCGGGTGAAATGGAGGGAGACGACATCAGCTCGCCATCAAGCGCGACGTGAGGCCGGCCGGTGAGGCAGAAAATCCGCTCTTCCATGTTCCGGGCTTCCAGTTCGAACGCGCGCAGCGTTAGAAGAACACCCTTCGGGTCCTCTACGCTTGCGGTATCGCGCAACCGCTCACGCATCTGCTTGATGGCGTCAGACAGCATCGCATTCTCCGGTTTTCTGGTTTTCGGGGTTTTGCGAGCAACCCCGGCAGGCAGCCCATTGCTTGAGCCGGTCGGGGTCGCTCATCGTCATCGGCGCGGAATGATGTTCCGTGCACACGCTCTGCCCGATCGGAGCCCGTAAGTGCGGGCACCAGACCTGTTGCGAGTAGAGCGCCATGACCTTCGGCGCGATCTTCGCAGACACCTTGTCCATCCTGGCCGTGTATTTCCCGGCACAGAGAAGCGAGACAGCCGTTCTGGAAATGCCGAGTTCGTCCGCAATTGCCTGCTTGGAGCGACCATCTTTCGCGGCCTCGGCACGCAGCACGTCGATCCATGCGGGATCGGCGAGCGCCATCAGGTTGGCTTGACGCATGGGACGGCCTCCCCGGTGTTGAAATCGAAGAGCGTCCGGTTTTTCGGGCGATAGACCGGCGCGTTAGAGCCGGTATCCATCAACAGTCGGTAGCGCTTGAAGCCGTTAGAGGTCAGCCGTGTGCCCTGCTGGCGAACCGGAAGTTCCGCCACATAACCGGCCGAGCGTAGATGACGCAGGTACCACGCCGCATTATTCTCGGGGTTTTGATCACCCTCGCGTGCGGCGATCATGGCTACTTCGCCGATCGTGAAGGTGTTGGACATGCGCATGGCAGTCCAAAGGCGCTGCCGGAACGTGTCCGGCAACGGCTTGCGGATCGTCACTGTGTCGGGACGCCAAGGCCCCGGCTTGATGACTTCTCCGGCTCTGGCCGCGTCCAGTCCGGCCGCCGTGAGCTGGTAGCAGCCGGTTTCGACCCGCTCCAGGAGGCCACGAAAGATGAGCTTTGCCGCGCCGTCAGAAACCTGCCGCCGTGTCAGCTCAAGGCCCACCACGAGTTCGTCGATCGTCTGGCAAGCGCCATCTTTCAGGCTGGTCATGATTGTCGTGGGCAGATAGCCCTGCTGAACCGCCTCGCCCATCAGTATTGCTCCGGAACGAAGATCGGCTGATTGGTGTGGCGATCGTTGACGATCGGTTGGCCCGCCATGTCAGCCAAGGTCACGCCCTGGTCACCGATATCGGCGGCGTCCATGCGCAGGCCGAAGCGCTCGATATTCGCGATGGCCTCAAGAACCTCGCGGTTGAAGCCCTGCGACACCTTCAGAACGAACGTGGCGAGATCCGGAGCAACCTTGACCTCGCAGCGCTTTTCGATCAGCAGGCGCACATCATCAATCGTGGCCTTCTCGAAACGCACCTTCTGGCTAACGCGTGACGCGACCTGGGGGAACCGGGTCAGATGGTCGTTGACCTTGCCCATGCCGACGAGAATGACCGGAAGCTCGATGATGTCCGAGATATCGCGGACGGTTTCGAGGATGGTTTCCTTCTTGCTGATATGGTCAGCCTCATCGACCACGAGCGCGAAATTGCGCCGCGCCATCTGAGCACCGGCATTGCGCAACGCCAGCTCCTGAACCACCTTCTGAAACTTCTTCTGGAACGAATGCGGGGGCTGGTTGACACGCAACTCTTCCAGCAGCTCGTTCATGAACCAAGACGGCGACCATTCCTTTTTCGCGCGCAGATACACCGCACCATTCTGCGCAACCCATTGCTTCAGCGTCGTCGTCTTTCCAAGGCCCGGCAGGCCGTCCACAACGGCTAGGCAAGCTTCCTGCGCGCCGCGCTGCTCAAGGGCAGAAAGGGCGGTGAGGAAGCGCTTCACGTTGCTGGTCTCGACAAAGGTATTTTTCATGCGTATTTTCCTTGTGTGTGTTGCTGTCAGGCAGCGGCCCTGATGAGGTTTCGAAGCGCATCAAGGTCGATGCCTGACAGTCTGAAGAGTTCAATTGCGGCGGGGCGCTCAAGGCACCCGCGCAAGACGCGAACGTGGTTACTGGTGAGCTGGTCCGGATTTTCGAGCGCCCACACTGCCAGTTCGACATCACTGGCAAAGGTCCGCCTGCGGGGCGGCTCGACGGCTCCGGAAGCCGGTCTGAAATTCTCCTGATCATTATCGACGACAAGCATCGGCGCGGCCGGCGTCGGCTCGGGCATGATGTCGATCGGCGACATGACAGGCTGGGCGGACGCTTCCAGGAAGCGACCGACTGACAGTTCGGCCTCGACCTCGGCCAAATGATCGTTGAGACGGCGGGCACGGGCATTGGCGCGCTTTTCGAGCGCGGCGCGTTCCATCGTGAGCGGAATGTAACGCTCTTCGTTGCCTGCAAAGACGGCAACACAGATCAGACGGCCCATCTGCTCCTCACCGGAGCGGCGATCGATCTCGCGGACCCAAACCTTGCTGGCGTCGTGGATGTCGTAGCCGACAAGAACGTATTCGCCGTGGAACTCTTCCAGTTCCATATGGAAATACGTGTTGGTCAGCCATTCGACCATCGCGCGGGAGACCTTGCGCCGGACATAGGGGCGGAACAGGTCGTTCTTTTCGTGCTCCAGAACCGGGACGATCTCGAAGCCGGTCGAAACGTGATATTCCCAATACTGGTTGGGCGACATCTTGCCCGGCAGCGACGAGTGCGGCTTCGCGTTATAGGAAGCGATGGCATTGACACAGGCCGTCATAAATTCCTGCCAAGACGGCAGCCGGTTCGATGTCCCGGTGAGCTTGATATCCTTCCGCGTCGCCTTGAATGACCGCTGGCGCGCCTGCCGGTCCATTTCCTCGCCGATATAGGTTTCGTATTCCTTCGCCAGCGAGTTCCAAACCGAGCCGTTAAACCGCTCGATGATGCCTCGCGCCTGCGAGTTCTGAGGCAGGGAGTGCAGTTTCGTGATGCCAAGCCGTTCCGTCACGCCGGTGAGCTGGTTGTCGAGAACGTCGTTCTTGAAGCCGGGGCCACGGTCCACGTAGAAAATCGCGGGAATGCCATGGTGTTCGCAGGCGAACCGGAGAGCATCGACAACACCGATCGTGTTTTCAGCGAGACCGAAGGAGAAGCCGACGCACCGGCGCGTTGCCACATCGACGATGCTGGTGATTTCCGGCCGGAAAGGCTGGCCGTGGATCGGGTGCGCAATCTCAGCGTCGAACGTCTTGCCGTCTGCCGTGTAAATGCATCCTGGCAACAGTTCGTCGGTCGATCGCAGGGTGTAGGCCATCCGGCTTTTCAGCGTAAGCGAGCCTTCACGACCGCGATGCTTCTCCACATTGCCGAGGCGAGCCATAAGGCGGCGCACCTGATCGTAGTTCGGGGGCATGATATGCGCCGGTAGAGCACCCTTGAATTTCTCAAGGGCGTCAGTCAGGCATGGCTTTTGCGGCTGAGCGTAGAAGCGCAGGAACTGCCAGAACCACGACGGGACATCCTGCTTTTCCTTGGTCGGCAGCGGAGCAAGCGCGCCCACGCCAACCGTATCGCGCAGCTTGAACCACTCGTAAATCGTCGCCCGACCAACAGTCGTTTTGCCGGATGCACGGTCATTTGCCACGGCAATGACTGAAGAGAAAACATCGAGCGCTTCCGGCGCGGCAACGAAAGCCTGAATGGCCTGACGCTGCGAAAGCCCGTTAGAAACCTGATACATGTCGATGGCCGACAGGATCGCAGAGCGGGCATTCATCACGTCGCGCTGCCGCGCCGTCAGGTTCGCCGTCGATAGCTTCTCCCGGCGAACGATTTCCTGCGTTTTCTTCGCCTGCTGGCTGACCACCACAAGCTCACGGGTCGCCTCGGCATGGATCGCCGATTGCAGCTCGTTGGGCAGGAGCGAAATATGGTATTCGAAGCCGCCGCCGCCTTGTTTGCCGGAACGCTTTCTGGCTAACGGACTGGCAAGCCAGCCTTCCCGATCTATGCGGTCTTGAACACGGCGCTTACTCCACGGCATAGCCTCAATTTTGAGGCGCTCGCCGGCTTCTGCGATCTCAGCAGCGGACAGGTAGGTCATTTCAGGAGCCCCCCGACGCGGCCGCGCAGGGTCGCCCGCTTGCGCTCAAGCTCTGCAAGGCGCTCTTCTGTCTGCCAAAGCTGGATGACTTCTGCATACCTCTCGGGTACGGCAACGAAACCGGAAAACCCGCAGACGAAACCGAGCAACTCGTAGCAGTCTGTTGCGTCCAGCAATGCAATGAATCGTTCCAGCGTGATCTTGTGATCGCGCCGCGCTGCAGACGCGTAGCAATCGAGCATGTTTTCCGTGACGTTCTGTCCGAGGTAGTCGGACATGTCGGCCGCGATCTGCGACCGGGACTTTCGGCTACGCGCCATCGCCTCGGAGAGGACGCGTGCTATCTTCACGTCCAGCGTTCCGCCCTTCGACACCTCCGGCTCGAATGCCGGCGCGACTTCCGGGGGTTGGTAGTCTCTCAACAGGTCCAGTGTGTAAGGATCGCGGCGCTTGCTCATGGTCAGATGCGACCCCGGCGCTTGAGAGAGGCGATAATCCGCTCTTCATGTTCGGAAACGACGGTATCAAGCTCATCGTCCTTCAGCCCGCCGAAGAACTTGCTCAAGGTGGCGATGCTCTTCTGCAACTCGGCCAAGCGGGCATCAACATGGGCTGACGCCACCGTTGCGGCGACCTGGGCGGGCAGCTTACTCAGCGTGTCATTGACCGCTGCGACCTTCCTTTCGACATGCGTGAGGACGCGGCCGTTAGAAAGAATGGTCAATGCGTCGGGAACGTTCGTCGCGCGCGGTGGCGTGGCGAAAAGCAGGTCCAGAACCTTCGCCTGATCGGCAGGCGTTTGCTCCGCCAGCTGCTTCAGGCCGGCTTGATGGTCGGCCAACCACGTTCCTTGGCAGCGATGACGTGAGGCGGGGGAAAGGTCTGTCCAGATTTTCACGGCCAGCTCGATAGCGCGGCGGGACATACCGATTTTCTCGGCGGTTGCGGCGGTAAATCCGAAAGCCTCTTCGCTTTCGGTATCAAGACGCAATTTTTGCGTTTTGATTTCCGACTTACGGTCACCGCCGCGCTTCGCCTCTGGATGCAGGCGCTCATAGACCTGCTTCAGCTCGTAAAGATGCTGGCAGCGGTCGAGCTTGTTCAGATCAAAGCCAGCAAGGTTCTCCAGAACCTCTTCGAGACGGGCCTCATCGTTGGTTGTCGCGTTGGAAATCGTGACCGGGATCGCATTCCAGCCTAGCAGGCGGCAGGCTTCAAGGCGCTTGCGGCCTGCAACCAGGCTATAGCGGTTGCCGACAGCACGAACGCGGATGGGGTGCAGAAGGCCGGCCGAGGCAATGACCGATGCGAGACCTGCGGCCTCGTCGGGATCGAAGGAACGGGCACGATTTTCGGGAACGTCGATCCACGCAAGCGGTGCACTCTGCACGTCAGTCTTGGCGGGAACGGAAATGGTGGCTTTTTGCGTCTTAGGCATCATGGAACCTGTAAACAGTCTGGAAGTTCGTTGCGGAGCCGCCCGAGGGGGGCGTGGGGCGGCTCCGCGAGACCGCGCCGGACGCAAAACCGGATCGACGCGGCAAAGGGTTGAACCGTAAGGCCTGAATCGGTCTATGGTTGCGCTACCGGATTGACCGGATGCTCACTTGAGGGAGACTGACATGCCGAAAGAGAAGTTCTGGGCCGGAGGCCTGTCGGATGTTCGGATTGAGGCCGTGACGCGCCCGGAAAGACTATTTTTAGTGATCGAGCAGAAGACGGACGAACAACCGGCGTGCTGGTTTGATCTGACAGTTGACCAGGCACGAGCATTACAGCGTCAAATCGGTATCCACCTGTCGGCTTTGGAACCTGAATTCGAATAGCGGCCCGCACCAGTATTTCAGCAGCAAGGCGGCGGATGGAGGCCGTCATACCGCACCGCCTTCCACCGAAAGGCTGATTTCGCTCTCCAGCTTGTTATGACCCGGCCGGCCAGCTGACAAAACAGCGCTCATGCAGCCACCTGCATGTCAGTGGACGCGTTAGATTTTTGACTTTCTAACGGCGGGTATTTCGCGGTATCAAGGATGCCGGAGCTTCTTCTTGGGTAACGGTTCGGCCAGAGCTTTTCGGGCTTCTGTTCGATGAAGGCAGCAAGCGCAGCCTGCCCCTCATAGTGCGTCGTGGTGTTCAGTTTCCGCAGCAAGGATTTGTGAAAACCACAACGAACCGCGAGTTCGGTCAGCGTCATGCTGCGGCGGTGGACTTCGGCCTTGATGGCCTGCCAGTCCATGACCGGTTGCTGTTTACTCATTGGGATTACTCCGCTGAAAAACGGGTGCTGCAACACCCGTTTTTTTGGTGACATTTGAGAACAAGTGCGAAGCGCAATCGCGGTTCGCACTTTCATTGATAAGCTACGATTGGGATTTTGTAAATCCCAATCGTAGCTTATGGCGGAGCTGTATTGGCAAAACCGGAAACAATAAAAAGCGCTTTAGGACAAAGACTTAGGGATATCCGGGCACACCTCGGAGACCCGGCAAGAGAGGATTTTTGCCAGCGCTTGGGGATATCGAAGGGATCACTTGCCAATTATGAACGCGGTGATCGGGTTCCTGATTCGGATGTGATTGCGGCTTACGTCACAGCACTAGATGTGAATGCCAATTGGATTGTCGCCGGCAGAGGAGCCATGTTCGAAAAGGAACGTCCAGTTAAGGGAAAATCGGCGACGATGCTGAGCGGCTTTGAGAAATTGCCACAAGATTTGCAAGATGACCTTCTGGCCATCCTGCGAATTGACCTCAAGCGCGCCGGACTTTTATAAGCAAAGGCAGTCGGTCGTCTTCCTGAACTGCCACGTCAAGTCGAACATCCCCTAACGCACCATGTACTGCGGCCTCGAGTTCGTCGAGTGCCCTGTGCAACCGTGGAATTGCAGCGGCTCCGGCCGGGGCGGCGGTGGCCAGCATAATGGTTAGAAGGGTACGTCTATGCATAACTTCCTCATGAACTCGTAAAAAATACGTGAACAAATGTGGAACAAATATGCAAGCCTTACAAGAGACAGTTGCAGACCTTAGTGTTATCCACCGCAATCCACAGCTGAACAATGCGTCAACGAAGCACGCAAAAAGGCCTCCCGGAGCAGGCCAATAAATTGTCACATAGGCTTCGGCGTGGGCGGGAACTTGCCGCCGAGCTTGTAGGGCCTGGTTGGATGCGGTGCCGGTCCCGCACCTGGTCGCACACCGCGCCATCCGCTCATCGTCATGCACTGGATGACGAAGTCGTTTCGACGCATATCATTTGCAATCGCGTTTCCGATCCCAGCCCCCATTACGTACTCCGCCGATCCCATGGCAAAGTATCCCTGATCAACGGAAGATGAAGCCATCTGACAACGAGCAAGCGCCATTTCTACCGGCAGCGGTGGACTGGCGATAATCGGCTCCCAGGTCATCTGTGTGTATGATGTCTGGCATGCTGCCAGCAGGCACAGGGCGGACAGCCCCGCTATATTTCTGACTTTCATTGAATACCCACCTCTTCACTAGAGGCCGCAATTTATGCGGTTGACGCACTGCTTTGCAAGTCACTGGAGAGTCTGCCCAGCCTATGTTCGCGCTTTTCCACGTCCCACCTTGAGAGCGTGTCCCACGTGGGAGAAGTTAAGAAAAACACTTAAGAATCAGAGCTATGAGCAAGGTGGGACGATTTTTGTTAAGGTGGGACGTTTCGTCCCACCTTCATTTTGTCCGGCGCGGCCCGTGATGCAGCGCTTTGACTGCCTACAAGAGGCGGAACGCCTTCGATCTTGCGTACACTCGGGCTCTTAATCTCATATTTTTCAGAACGTTGCGAGAATGCGCGACTGTCAGCGGAGATGGCAGAACAATGCAGGAAGAATGCGCGAATCTGTCCAGAAGATTGCGCGATTTTTCTGCACTTTGGCGGGGTTTGTTTCATTTTCTGCCCGACCATCGTTAGCGCTTGGCTGTCCTCAAGCTGTTGATTCATAAGGCTTCGCGGGGCTCAACGGCTTTGATCGTCGCTGTCCAGAAGGTAACACCCCCCTACATTTTCATCGACCCGGCTCGGTGATTTGCACGGTATTTGAAAAGACAATCGCCGATCGACAACAGGACCAAGGTCCGCCAGATCGATGCCGGCTGTAGGGGGGTGTTACCTTCTGGACACGGCACAAAAACTAGCTATTCCGCATAAGTTGTTGAGACGAAAATAAAAATCGACGTTCGAAGTGTTTTCGATGTCTCGGACAAAATGCAAAAAGCCTGTCAAAATGCGCCTAAAATCGCGCAATCTTCTGGACAAAGTCGCTCATTCTGATTGCATTCCTCTTGCACCCGGTGCGCAAAATGCAACGTATTGATCCGTCGAAAGAAAATTCGTTAGAGGCGTTGGCAGGGATGATGTGCAGTCCGCGAAATCAGGCCGAAATCAGCTTTCGGCAGGCGAGCGGATAGAGATCAAGGTGAGACGAAACGTCCCACCTTGGCTAAAAACGTCCCACCTTAAAAATAGCACATCATTTCAACAGGTAAGCGGGTGGCCTTCAGCAGGGCAGGCGCGACAAGGTGGGACGTAAAAAAGCCCCGATCAGAACGCAATAATTTCGTTCTGATCGGGGCGCTGGGATCAAGTGGCAATTATTGCCACTTGATATTTCGGGTCACGCCAGCCCCAGATTGATGAGGATTTCGGCGGCTTCCTTAACGGTCGGCAGAGCCATGCCGCGCGGGAGGTGATCGGGCAGCGCCTGCCATGCCCGGCCCAAATTGCCTTGGGCTTCTCCCTTCATGAGTCGCATCAATGGAAGCACCCATACCGGCGCGGTGTTCTCCGGTACGGATGCAGGCGGGGAAGGTGGTGACGGCAGATCAAACAGCCTATCGGTTTCCGCAACCATTGCGGGTAGATCGAGAATGCGCGCGATGATGGCGTCAAACGTCCGAGCTGGCAGACTGGCGACGTGATAGGTGTAGCGCCTGCCGGTGCCGGATTTGGCGATGGCCCGCCGCCAGTTGCCAAGGGTCGCCTTTCGCGTGATGCCAGCCCGTGACGGCGGGAGGCCGGGGAGCCGCAGCGCCGCCAGTTCTCCCGCGTCATACCATTCCTGAATCTTGTGGCGTTCGCGCACGATGCGAAGCAACAGGGTTTCGAGGTAGGCAAGCCGTCGTTGATTGAAGGCCCATTCGGATGCGGGCACATGAACAGTCAGGTCAAGGCTGTAGTCATCGCCCATGTCTCTACCTCAACCTGCCATAGACTTGGGCGCTTGAATGCTCAAGTTCGGATGCGCGGAAACGAGTTCCTGTATCACCCGCTCGACGGTTGCCTGTTTCAGGTTGAGTGATTGGGCGATGCTCCCGATGTCTACATCTTCGACGGTGGTGGTGGTGACGATCTCCGTGGTTTCAACCGTCGTGGTGGACTTGCGGGCTGTGTCCTTCGACCTTTGAAGGGCTGCAACATCAATGTTCGTGACCATGAGGATGATATCTGCCACGTCCTCGACGGGCAGTTTGAACCGAGTTGCCGCATATTCGAGCGGGCGTAGACGCAGATCGGAGGCTTTGACGCGATCAAATTCAAGACGTGTCGCAGAAGCGATTTCCTCCAGATCGAAAATCAGGTTGTCCAGAATATTGCATATCCCGAACGCATCACCCTGAAGATCGCCGCCACCATTATGCAAGGCGATATCCAGCAGATTGGAAAATCCCTTCAGGGATGCTGTCGTGTTGTGAAGCGTTTCGAGGATGTCGGAAAGGTTCTCGAATTCATAGGTGACGTTCTTCGGCATGTCGGTCTCCGCTGAGCGCTTTCTAAGGCGCTAGTTGCCTGCCGCGACCATCGCGGCAGAGACCGGGAGTTAGAAACCGTCAGCGGACGGCAGCGGGGCCTTTAGGCTTTCGCCCTGGACATACGCCACGCCCTCCCGGTCGCAACGGTGCAAACGAAAAAATGCGTCTGCAGGATACGCGACCGATGCCCGGAAACCGGACATAAAAAAAGCGCCGTTCAGGCGCGGATTGACTTGGAAAAATCAGATGGCAATTTTTGCCTTCTGATCGCCATCTATCGCACCGTCCTTGGTGGCACTGACCACCGCTGATTGGGTTTCTACGCCCGTGCCAATTTTCTAACGCTGATTTGCCCATTGTGCAAGGGGTCGGATCAGAAGCCCAAAATTGGCTTCTGATTTTGTGCTTTGGAAGAACGAAATTTTTGCGATCTGCCAAGTGGCAATTTTTGCCGTTTGCCAGAAGCCAATTTTGGGCTTCTGCCAGATATCGTTCTCTCGGAGGATAAGGGGGGGGCGGCTGGCCATCGCTATAGCCAGCCGCGAGCCGGAAGCCGCTCCATTGCGGCGGAAGATGTAGCTTCCGGCTGGAACGGCAACGGCGTGAGAGCCCGTTCAAACATCTCACGCCGCCATGCACTCGTGCCGATGACGCCCACAAGGACCCAAACAGGCGTCATGACCGGACCTTCGGTCCGTATGACCGGTTTTTAAACAGGACATAATGTCCGGTCATTGCGGCGTTGGAGAGCGGAACGGCTGGCGATGGCAAAAACACAGAATGCAATTTCAACCAAGGGGCAATTCACGGAAATTGTCGTGGATGCCTTTGGTGATGATATCCTGAAGACGCTTCAAACGGAGCTTGGCGGCTTGGAAATACCCTTTCCGAAACCCGAAGGCATGTCTGAAACGCACGTCCTGGCGCAGGTGCTCGGCTACGATCTGGCCGTCGATCTCGTGCGAGAGGTGGGCACCGGCTTGATCTACATTCCGCGCGCCAACGGCCGGGATAACCGCGACGATGAATATCTGAAGGCCTACAACGCGGGCATGACACAAGCGGAAATCGCGCTGGTCATGAAGGTCAGTCAGCGGCATGTGCGCAGGGTTCTCAACGGCGCGCTCGGTATCCGCAACCGCAATTTTCTGCGCTGGGATCGTCACCACCGCAGCCACAACAAACTCTCTGCCGAAGAGGTCCAGAACCGCGAGAGGGTTTTGAACGAAGTTCTGGACGGTGAAATCACCATCGAGGCGGCGGCTAAGGAACTGAACCTCAGCGTCTCGCTCACTACCCGAATTCTGGAGAGTTTCGTCAAAGTTGGTTCGCGCCGGCCTTTGGAAGTCGGTCGGACACGCCCACACGCCAAGTCTAACGCGGGTCTAACGGGGATCGCCGGAAAATCCGGCACCGGACAGCCCGCCGCGCCCGAAAACCGCGCCAGCGGCCTTTAAAACCAGCTTTCAACCTTAGAGGAAAACATGACTATTCTGAACAATGCATCCGCACGCGTAATCGATCCCATCCTGACCGGGATCGCACAGGGCTATCAGCACGCCCAGCGCGTCGGCCACATCCTGTTTCCGGTTGTCGATGTCTTGCAGCGCGGCGGCAAGGTCATCGAATTCGGCCGGGAAAGTTTCTTCAACTACAATTCGCGTCGCGCGCCGGGCGCGAACGTCATGCGCATACAGTTCGGCTATGAGGGAAAACCCTATGCGCTTTCGCAGTTCACGCTGGACGGCGTGGTTCCGCGTGAACATATGGAAGAAGCTGAGGCCGTTCCGGGGATCGATCTGGGCAAGCGGGCCGTCAATACGGTCATGAATACGCTTTCGCTGACAACCGAAATCGAACAGGCGGCGCTAGCAACCAATCCTGCAAGCTATCCGACCAACAACAAGCTCCTGTTGACCGGTTCCGATTGCTGGGAGTCTCCGCTCAGTGATCCGATCGGCGATATCGATGCCGCAAAAGACCAGGTGCGCACCACCTGCGGCGTTGAGCCCAATCGTATGGTGGTCCAGACCAAGGGCTTCAAGGCGCTGAAGAACCATCCGAAGATCGTGGAGCGGTTCAAGTACACAACGGCGGACTCGATCACGACGAAGATGCTTGCCGGCCTCTTCGGTCTGGACGAGCTGGCCGTTGGTAAAGCCACTTATGTCGACGACACGGCCAAGGATGCGCCGTTTCATGAAGCGTGGGGGAACTCGGCTGTTCTGGCCTATGTTCCCGTGCAGGACCCCGCCGCAGAGCAGCCGTCTTTCGGCTACACCTACACCCTGAAGGGATATCCCCTTGTCGAGCAGCCGCGTTGGGATGGCGATATTCGTTCGTGGCTCTACGGCGTCACCTATGAGCGCGCGCCGGTCCTGACAGGAATTTCATCGGGCTTCCTCTTCCAGAACGTCGTTGGGAATTGAAAATATGGCCGGTCAGTCATACGGACCAATTGAGATTTTCCGGGCTGGGACGTTCACGCCGATGAATGGCGAGCCTGCCAAAATCACGACTCGGGAGTTGAAGGAAATTGCCAGCACCTACGATCCTGTCAACTATCCCGCGCCCGTGGTGATCGGTCACCCAAAAACCGACACACCCGCCTATGGCTGGGTCGATAAGCTCTATGTCGAGGGCGACAAGCTCATGGCGACGACGAGGGAAACCGTTGCCGAGTTTGCCGATATGGTGAAGGAGGGCCGATACAAGAAGGTTTCGGTCTCCCTTTTCCTACCCAACAGCACAGCTAATCCGAAGCCGGGTTCTGTTTATCTGCAGCACCTTGGTTTTCTTGGGGGTGCGTCACCTGCCGTTCCCGGTCTGAAACCAGTCCAGTTTTCTCACGTGGCCGGTGGAACCTTCGATCTTCAGCAGAGCGTCGAGTTTGCGGGCTTTTCGTCGGGGGAGCGTCGGGAATTCGAAGCGCTCCGACGCGAACGCGCTGCTATGCGCATTGAACGGCTTATCGAAGACGGCCGGGTTTTGCCGGTGTTCAGGGATGAGGTCGTTGATTTTGCCGCATCGTTGGACAGTTCGGACACCATTAGCTTTGCCGATGGGCCGAAGACGACAAGCCGCGACTGGTTTTTGAGCTACCTCGAACGTCAGCCGAAAGTCGTGTCCTTTGGCGCGGTCGATGTCAGCGGTGATCCCTTTGCAGGAAAACCCCAGTCAATCGTTATACCGAATGGCTATACCATCGACCCGGCCCGCCACCAGCTCTACCAGCGCGCCCGCGAAATCGAGCGTGCGAAAAACATCAGCTTTGCCGAGGCCGTTGACCTCGCTTCGGAAGAATAGGGAAAGGGCGGATCATTGGCAGGTAAAATGGAATTTGAACTGGTTTTTAAGGCACAGACCAGTGCAGCGCGGGCTGCAACCAGCGACTTGCGCAAGGAAGTCGGCGCGTTAGGAACTGAGGCCAATCAAGGAGCTGAGGCCTTTTCGCGCCACGCTGCATCAATGACGCGCGATGCGACGGCGGCAGGTTCGCTGTCTAGAGAGGCTGAAAACGCCCGTAAGACGCTTGCATCCATCAGCGTCGCTGCCGGATCGGTTGCCAATACGCTTAGCGCGCCTGTCGCCAACATGGACCGGAACAATGTGGCGAAGAAGGCGGCGGCAGATGGCACCGTTGCAAAGCCCAGCGTTGTTCCTGCAAACTCGAATTCCGCTGCTACGAATGCAATGTTCCAGTTCCAGGATATTGCGATGACGTCGGCCATGGGGATGAACCCGCTGATGGTCGGCCTTCAGCAGGGCTCGCAGCTTGCGGGTGGCTTTGCCGGTATGAGCATCAAAGAAGCGGGCGCGGCGGCACTCGGGGGTATTACGGGTCTGCTTAACCCGGTCTCACTCGTCACCGTTGGGCTCACGGCTGCCACCGCCGCAGCTATCCAGTTTTTCACGACATCCTCATCGGAGGGCAAAACGGCCAGTGAGGTCATCGAAGCGCAGGCGAGCTTGGTCAAGGAGCTTGCGGCAGCGTGGGGTGTCGCGACGAATGAGGCGAAGACGTACACGGATGCGCAGAAGATCATTGCGCAAACGAATGCGAGCGCCGGCCTTGTCGAGACGCAGAAGCAACAGCAGAAGGCCTTTGACACCCTCAACGCCAAGTTCTTCGAATTCGGCGTGGGCAAGCAGTACAATGCTATTCCGGGATTTGCCGAACAGTTCGGCAAGGCTTTCTCCGATCTTGAGGACAGCATCAAGAACGGCAGCGCCGATGTCGATGGTTTCGTTGAATCGATCAAGCGCATCGATGATGCCAATCCGGGTTTCTCGAAGGTTGGCAACGAGTTCATCAAGCTTGCCGAAGACCTGTACAAGCTGAATGGTGAGGCGAAGAAGACCGTCGATATCATGGCGCAGATTGCCCTTCAGGGGTCGCGCCTCGACCCGCTCGGGGTGTTTGACGCCGGAAAGCAGCAACAGCGGCTTGCCGATCTTACACCGTCGAAGACAGAGTTGCAGGCTCAACAGATTGACGCTTACCGGCTGACGACGGATGCGAAGAGCCCCCAGGAGAAGGCTGCAGCCGCACGGGCGACCGCTGCCGCGCAGTTCAACCCGTCCGAAAGCTCCACGGATCGGGCAAACCGCATCGAGCTTGCGGGTCAGCAGGCGTTGATTTCTGCTGAAAAGCAGCTTGCCGAGGCGAAGCGCGATCGTGTGCGGTCCATTGATGACACGCTGACAAGCGCTCGTCTGGAATTGGGGCTCATCGGGCAGACAACTTCATCAATTGAAACGCAACGCATGGAATTGCGTCTTCTCACCGAGGCGAAAACAGCAGCGGACAAGGCCGGAACGACGGTCTCCGGAGAGGAGATCACACGCATTAAGCAGGCGGCGGCGGAGTATGGTCGGCTTCAAGAGGCGATCAAGGGGACCAATATCCTGAGAAATCAGACGGATAATATCCAGCAGCTTCGTCTTGAAATCGCGCTTGTAGGTCAGAGCGCTGCCGTTAGGGCGCGCGCGCTTGCTCTTGCCCAGGCGGAGAAGCGCATCCGTGATGAAGGCATTACCGCTAACGGACAGTTGGCGCAAACCATGCGGGAGAACGCTCAAATTGAGGCGGATCAGACGACACAGCTCAACCGCCTTCAAGACGCCTGGAATACTGTTCAGTCTACCGGCGAGAGCGCGATAGACGCGATTGGCGAAGCCATCCGCACAGGCGATTGGGTCGGTGCAGCCAATTCAGTCATCGCCGACATTCAAAAATCTATCATCGAACTGGGTCTTACGAACCCCCTGAAAAATGCTCTTCTTGGCACGAACTACGGCACGTTGTCTGATGCTGGCGGCGTGATCGGCCAGTTGATGGGCGGGGCAGCGGTTTCCCCGGTGACGCCATCATCTATCAGCGCGATGAATGTCACCGCCGCCAGTGTCGTCATCAATGGCGCGATGCAGGGCGGTGGGCTGATAAACGACTTGACTAAAAGTCTTACCAGTGGGGTCGCCAACGACAACATGCAGGCCGTCTACCGGCAGGCAATCAAAAATATCGAGTCGAGCGGCGGCAATTATGGTGCACTAGGCCCGGTCACAGCGAGCGGTGACCGGGCCTATGGCGCGTATCAGGTTATGGGCTCAAATATCCCGTCTTGGACTAAAAACGCGCTCGGCAAGGCGATGACGCCAAGTCAGTTCCTCGGTTCACCTTCCGCCCAGGACGCTGTTTTTGACAAGTATTTTGGCGGCTATGTTAACAAGTATGGGCCGAGCGGCGCGGCGCAAGCGTGGTTCGGTGGTCCCGGCTCGGTTGGCGGCAGTGGTCAGGGCCGCGACATGCTTGGCACATCTGGCAATGAGTATGTGAACCGCTTCAATGCCGATGTCTCGAAGATGTCGAGTTCGTTCAAGATCGCGGACGGCTCTTCGGAGGCTCTTGGACGCAGCATGTCCGGCGCGTCCGATGCAACAGGTCGCCTTGGCTCTGGGCTTGGGGCGGCCACCAATGGTCTAAGTCAGTTCGGAAACGGTGTTGCACAGATGGGTAGCCAGCTTGGCAATATCCTTTCCAACGGCGGGGCAGGCACCGGAAACAATTGGTGGCAAGACATCCTGGGATCAATTGGAAAGTCACTCGGCGGCGTTTCTCCGACATCTCCTCTGTGGGCTGCAAATACGACGCTTGGCAGCTTCTTGGCGCGCGGCTTCGATGTCGGAGGATTTACCGGGAATATCGATGAGAAGTCGATTGCGGGCTATGTCCACGGTGGCGAGTTTGTTTTCTCAAAACTCGCTGTAGATAAGATTGGCCTTGGCCCTCTTGATGCCATGCACCGTCAGGCGCGCGCCGGCTATGCTTCGGGTGGATACGTCGCGTCGGTTGCAAACAGCAATGTTCCCGCCGCGCCGATGTGGCCTTCGGTCGGTCAAACTGCCGTCGCCTCGGCCTCTCCCGTCATCAACATCATCAATGGGAATGGGTCGAACGTAAAGGTGCGTGATCGTTCGACCTCAAACGGTGTTGCTATCGATGTGATGATTGACGAGGCCGTCGCAGAGAAGGTCTCAAAGGTAGGGTCAAACACAGGTCGCGCGATACAGTCTCAGTTTGGTTTGAACAGGGGTCTGTCGCGGCGATGA